CGCACACGTTCAAGCAGTCGACGGTCACGCCGCTGCCGACGTTCTCGCTGACGGTGTACGACACCACGCAGTACCTGGGGTACACGGGCCTGAAGTGGACCGACCTCGCCATCAAGATCGACCCGATGGCGTCGGTATCGATCAACGTCAAGGGCCTGTCGCAGCCGCAGACCGTGCAGTCGAGCGCGACCGAGACGTACAGCCAGTACATGCCGGCGCTCGGCTGGGCGTGGACCCAGACCCAGCAGGGCACGTCGACAACCCGAGGCAAGACCCTCGACCTGACGGTCAAGCGCGCGGGCGAGGCCATCCACTCCAGCGATGGCATCCAGGGCCCGCGCGAGATCTTCACCGGTGCGCTGGAATCGGACGGCGCCTACAAGGCGATCTTCGAGAACCAGACCGACATCAACACCTACCTGCAGTACACGCAGGGCGCGATGGTCGCCACCGTCACCCAGCCGCTGTCCGCTGGCGGCCAGTCCCTGGCCATCACCATGTCGAAGGCCGCCTGGACCAAGGGCAAGCGCGACCTGTCGGCCAACTACGTGCAGGCCGACTTCGACATCAACGGCGTCTACAACACCGTCGACGGCGGCGCCGTCCAGGTCACGCTGCTCAACTGGCGGACCACCGCCTACTGACCGCACCCCCCTTGATCGTCCCGGCGTGGCACGGGCGTGTGATGCGTGAGGGCGCGGGGACGCGCCCATCCGCCACGCCGGGACACCCGACTCCCCACCCCTCAAGGAGCACAACCACCGTGGCCGGATACGCCAACCGAACCGTCACCCTCTCCTTCCCCGACCTCACCGAGGACGGCGACACCACTGTCAGCGTCACCATGCGCAACCCCAAGACCGTCCCCCTGGAAGATCTCCTGCGCGACCCGGCCGCCGACGACAACGGTCCCCCGCTGCGGACCTGGTACCCCGTCATCGCCCGACTCCTGATCGGCTGGCACGTCTACGACGGCACCGCAATCGGGGATGAGCAGCCGCTCCTCGCCGAGCCCACGGCCGACAACGTGGCAAAGCTCCCGCGCGTGATCCTGGAGGCCATCATCGACAAGATCACGGAGGCCAACGGCGGCGCGGGGGCGTAGGGCTGGATGACCCGTACCAGCTGATGCTCGACTGCGCGGAGAGCATCTACGACGGTACGTGGTCCTCCGGCCCGCCGCCGGACGAAGTCGAGGACTTCGAGCTGATGCACGAGTTCGGCTGGACCTGGCAGGAACTGCAGGCCACTCCGCACTACGTGCGCCGCTTCACATGGGACCTGCTGTGCCTCAAACGCCAGGCGCAGGCAGCGCAGGCGAAGAAGGCGCAGGCCCGACACCGGCCCTGACCCGCGCGAGGGGGGTAGGCGTGTCTGAGCCCCTCACTGGCGCCGCGCTGCGCCGGGTCCTGGCCCGCATCGAGTCCCGCGGCATCGCGGCTGCCCGCACCGGCCTGGTCGGGCTGGGAGACGCGGTCGTCAAGCAGGCCCGGACGAACGCCGCCAACGGCCGCCACCCGTACGGCACCCCAACCCCGGCCCGGCCGGGCGAGGGACCGGCGGTCATCTCCGGCACGCTGCGCAACTCCATCACCCGCACCCCGGTCGTCAAAGCGGCCGGGTCGTGGGAGACGAAGGTCGGTCTCAGGCCCGGCATGACACCGTCGTACCCGGGCCGGCGCCGGTCGCGGACGCCATCGTCGCTGTACGGCAAGTATCTGGAGACCGGGCTGCGCAACGGCTCCACCTATCCCTTCCTGAAGCCCGCCACCTACATGGTCGCCGTGCAGGCCGAGGTCGTCTTCCGGCAGGCGTTCGCCTCCGTCAACTGGGCGTAGGGGGTGGCCGATGCCTGAGGTCGCCGATCTCTTCGTCACCCTCCGCGCCGTCACCGCTCCCTACACCGATGCCCTGGTGAAGGCGGATGCGTCCACGAGCGGCTTTGTGGAGCGGCTTGCCGCGATGGACAAGGCCACGGCGTCGGCCGGAACCCGGCTGGCCGCACTCGGCCGGGAAGTGGACGGCACCGCCGCCAAGATGGCCGCGGCCGGCCGCGGGGCCACCAGCGCTGCGGCCGGGCTCGGCACGACCGCGAAGAGCGCGGAGAACGCCGAGTCCAAGCTGGCCAGCCTGGGCAGCAAGGCGCTCGGTCTCGGCACAGTGTTCGCGCAGGTCGGCAAGTGGGGATCGATCGGCCTCGCCGGTGTGGCCGCTGCCTCGGTCGACCTCGGCATGAAGTTCCAGACGGAGATGACGAAGCTCGTCACCGCCGCCGGCGCCCCGGCCAGTGCTGTCGACAGCATCAAGGGCAAGGTGCTGGATCTCGGCACGGCGACCGGCTTCACGGGCACGGAGATCGCCGAAGCGCTCTACCACCCGATCTCCGCCGGGCTCGACCTCGCCGCCGCGCTGCAGGTCACCAAGTTCTCGGCGGAGGAGGCCCGGATCTCGGGTGCGTCGCTGGAGGACACCACCTACGCGCTCTCCAGCGTCATGAAGGCGTTCGACCTGTCGGCGCAGGACGCCGGCCCGACGATGGCGAAGCTCAACGCCATCGTGGGCGAAGGCGACATGCGCTTCCAGGACTTCAACGCCTCCGTGAAGAACTGGGCCCCGACCGCCGCGTCGATGGGCATCTCGATCGAGTCGATGGGCTCGGCCCTCGGCTACCTCACCGACCGCGGAAACTCGGCGGAGGTCGCGGCGACCCGTCTGACGATGGGTCTGGTCATGGCGACCACCCCGTCCAAGCAGGCCGCCACGATCCTCGAAGGCCTCGGTGTCGCTTCCTCGGACGTGACGGCGAACACCGCCGCCATGACCGAGATCATGAAGAAGGCTGGTATCACGACCAACCAGCTCGCCCAGGACGTGAAGAAGCCGGACGGCATCTACGAGATGCTTCGGCACCTCAAGACGTCGCTGCAGGACGCGGGCGTGTCGGCGAACGAGGCCGACAGCATGCTGTCCAAGGTCTTCGGCGGTGGCCGTTCCGACAAGGCCATCATGCAGCTGCTGCAGAACCTCGACGGCCCGGGCGGTCTGCACGAGAAGTACCAGAAGGTCGTGGCCGACGCGCAGTCCGGGCAGTTCGAGGCGGCGTGGGAGAAGACGAAGAACACCCTGTCGGTGCAGCTGAAGCAGATCGTGGCCGGGGTGGAGAACACCGGCATCAAGATCGGCACTGCGCTGATCCCGTACGTCTCGGCCGGGATCACCCAGCTGGAGGCGCTCGGCAGACGCGGCGTGAAGTCGCTGGTCGACGTGTGGACGATCTACGGGCCGTCCGTCGAGGCGAAGTTGAACGACGCCGGGGGAAAGATCCGCAAGGCGATGGAGGGCATCGAGAAGCCCGCCGAGGCCGTCCTGCGGACCCTCGCCGTCACCGCCATCCCGCTCGCCATCTCCTCGGTCAAGGCACTCGGGGAGATGTTCGGGAAGGCCGAGACCGCCGCCGGTCCGCTGCTGTCGAAGCTCAAGAACCTCGCGGACTCGCTGACGAGCAACTCCGGGGCGCTTGGCACACTCACCGGGCGCCTGCAGACCGGCATCGGCATGCTCGGCGACGTCTCCCACGCCATCGGCCCGCTCGCCGGCGTCGTCGGCGATCTCGCTCATGCCTTCGCCGGCCTGCCGGGCCCGATCCAGCTGTCGGTCCTGTCGATGCTCGCGATGCGACCGTTCCAGCCGCAGATCAAGGCGATGCAGGACTCGGTCACCTCGTTCGGCAAGGCTGGCATCGACGCCTTCCGGGGCGTCGGCGGCGCCATCCAGATGCAGCAGATCCTGGCCGAGCAGTCCGGGGTGTCGCTGGGCCGGGTTGGTTCCGCGATGGCGGCCATCGAGGCGCGCGTGCCGGTGATCGGGCAGATGGGCACGGCGTTCCGCGGCGTGTACGAGACGCTGCCGGAAACCGCGACCGGCGTTGAGCGGATCGGCGGCGCGCTGAGGGGTATCGGCTCGGCTGCCGCCGCGGGGGCACTGACCGGCCTGAAGTCGGCGGCGTCCGGGCTGCTCGATGTGATGGGCGGCCCCTGGGGGTTGGCGATCGGCGGCGCCACGACGCTGATCGACTACTTCGCGCAGAAAGACGCCGCGGCGAAGCAGGCTGTGGCCGACTTCACCGCTGCCCTGCAGAAGGACTCCGGTGCGCTCGGGGAGAACACCCGCGCGCTGGTGGCTCAGAAGCTGGAGCAGGCCGGGGCACTGGACACCGCCCGGAAGTACGGAATTCAGCTGTCGACCGTCACCGATGCCGTCCTCGGCAATAAGACGGCGCAGGACCAGATCAGCACGGTGTTGCAGCAGGTGGCCACCCACCAGGAGGTGGTGTCCAAGGCGCAGCTGGACGCCGGCAAGTCCACGACTCAGCTGAACGCGGACGCTCAGGACCTGATCGGCACCTACCAGTCCACCAACTCCTCGGTGAACAAGGCCGCGCAGGCGTACCGGAATCAGCAAGACGCCACCAAGGGGGCAGCGGACGCGGCCTCGGAGGCGGCGTCTCCCACTGGCCGCCTTGAGGGTCTCGTCAAGACGCTCGGGGACTCGGCGTCCAGTGCGGACCAGAAGGCCCGGGCCCTGCACGATGCGCTGACCCTGCTCGCGGGCGGCCAGCTCGACGTCCAGGCCGCCACCGCACAGGCGAACGCGGCCGTGATCAACCTCAACCACGCCTGGCAGGATGGCATTGACCAGTCGAAGGGCTTCGGCGAGCAGTTGTTGAAGGCCGACGGGTCACTCAATACGGCCACGGAGAACGGCCAGGCCCTGTTCACGAAGATGCAGGACCTGTCGCAGCAGACCGCATCGGCCGTGCAGGCGACCTACGACTACGCCAAGGCCAACGGCTCGTCATCGGACGCAATGAAGCAGGCGCAGGCCGCGATGCAGTCGTCGCGGGACGCTCTCATCCAGACCGCCGAGAAGTTCGGTCTCACTACGGACCAGGCGAAGAATCTCGCCGACCAGATGGGTCTGATCCCGTCCGAACTGCCGATCACCTTGGGGCTCAAAGACCTCGACCCTACCGAGGCCGGGCTGCGATATGTGCAAGGGCAGTCGGACAAGCTCGCCAAGGGCACGACCGTGCCAGTGTCCGCCCTGACCGATCAGGCCATTAAGGACCTGCAGTCGGTGGGCTACACGGTCAAGAACCTGGACGGCAAGAACCTGCAGATCACAGCGGACACGGGTTCGGCGAACTCCAACCTCAATTACCTGATCGATCAGCTCGGCCAAGTACACAGCAAGCACGTCACGGTGACCGCCGACTACTACGTCAACCAGTACGGCAAGGCGCTGCCTATGCCGCAGGCCAACGGTGGCCTGGTGCAGTTCGCGCGTGGCGGGATCACGGCGTACGCGTCCGGCGGGGAGCAGCACGTCGCGCAGATCGCCCCGGCGGGGGCCATGCGCCTGTGGGCGGAGCCGGAGACGGGAGGTGAGGCATATATTCCGTTGGCGCCCTCGAAGCGGTCCCGATCGAGAACGATCGCCGAGCAGGCTGTTGACGCCCTAGGCGGCCGGATCGCATGGGGCGATCCCGGCGGCGGGGCCGCCCAGATGGCTGTCGGCCGGTCGAGTCCTCTGACCGCGTCGTCCGGGGCCGGAGGGACGACCGTCGTGGTGAACAACTACTTCCAAATCGAGGGCTCCGTGCTGGCCCAGAACGATCTCCGTGACTTGGTGCAGCAGCAGATGCTCCGGCTCGGCATGACCAACTCGCAGACCTGGCAGCCCTACCGACGGCGGTGAGGAGGTGCCGGCATGGCGAACCCGAAACTCTCGACACTCGTGGACGCCTTCACCGGCACCACCATCAACACCAGCCTGTGGAACAGCGTCACCCCAGGCGCCGCCACCCTGGACACGCTGAACGACCTGGTCACCCTCAAGGTCCCGACGACCAACGGGGCGGTCAACACGTTCGGCTCGACCACCCCGTTCGACGCGACGGCGAGCAGCGTCTCGGCGCAGATCGGCGTTGCTCCGAACGGCAACGGCGGAACCCGCACGATCTTCAAGCTGCTCGTTGACTCCAACAACTCGATCGCGATGCGCCTGGAGTCCGGCGTCTTCAAGATGACCGTGCAGACCGCCGGGACCACCGTCACTACCACCCTGACCGGCTACGACCCGAACGCCCACCGGTGGTGGCGGCTGCGCGAATCCGGCGGCACGTTCTACGCGGAAGCCGCGCCGGACGGCGTCGCCTGGACGACGCTGGCTTCCTCGGCCTACAGCTGGTCGGCGACCGGCATGCAGTTCATGTTCCAAGCCGGGGCCTCCACCACCGAGGTCGCGGGGAACGTCGCGTGGATCGCCCACGTCAACACCCCCCTCGGCGGCCAGCCCAACCCCAACTGGCCTATGCTCCGCCACACGTGGGGCCCGAGGTGGGCCACCAACAACGGGCTGGTTCCGATCGACCAGTACGTCGACGTCTCCGCACAGTCCCGCGGGCAGACCGGGGTGCAGCGCGGCCGCCAATACGAGCTGGACCAGGTCCGATCCGGCGAGGTGGCCACCCAGTGGTCCAACACCCTGGGCCAGTTCGACGCCGGCAACGCTGCCGGGCCCTGGTACGGGCACGTGCAGCTGTTCGCCCCGTACCGGCTTCGCGCTCAGTGGCCTGCCACGATCAACGTGCTGACGCAGGTGCAGGCCACCGGCGGGGACCAGGGCGGCTACTCGGCGGGCACGATCCCGCAGGGCCCCACCGGGATCGCCGTGGTGTCCGCCACCGACTCGACCGGCGGCTCCATCGCCGCTTCGACCTCGGCGTGGCTCGGCGGGTCGGTGTTCCAGTTCAACGTCCCCGCCGCCACCGCGTCCGGCACCGGGATCTGCTCGACCGCCCAGCCCGCGGTTCAGCCCGGCGCGACCTACACGGAGCAGATCCAGGTCCGCAACGTCACCGCCTCGACCTCCCTGTCGGTGCAGGCGTTCATCGCCTGGTACAGCGCCGCCGGCACCCTGATCTCCACCAGCACCGGCACCAGCACCGCCCTGACCGGCGGCACCGCCCCGGCGTGGACGCAGCTGACCGTCACCGGCACCGCCCCGTCCAACGTCGCCTACTGGTACGTCGGAGTGCAGACCGCGGCGACGAGCCCCGGCTCCACAGTCGCCGTGCAGGTCGACGGCTGGCAGGTGGAGCAGGGCAGCACCGCGTCGCCGTGGATGTGCCCCGGCGTCTGGTACCCGGTCTATTCGGGCTTCGTGGAGCGCCTGCCGCAGCAGTGGGCCATGTCCGGCACCTACGGCACGGTCACGCCGGAGGTGTACGACGCTTTCGCCCTGCTGT